CTGTTTCTACAATAACAATTGATATTTATGGTCGCGTAGTTGGATTTACTTCACCTGATAATTTTTATTACACAGAAACTGTATTTACAGCAACCGCATCACAAACCACATTTAGTGTGACGCACGTTGTTGGAAACATTCTTGTGTTTAAAAATGGTGTTTTGTTAGATTTAACTGAATATAGCGAAACAACCACTACAGTAGTGCTTGCAACCGCTTGCACCGTTGGCGAAATTATTATTGTGATTAATGCGCGTGCAGTGAGTGTGTCGGCTTATTACGAACCGAACAACATGGTTATTGTTTCTAGTACAACCAACACCGTTACTTACAACAACCCGCCTTGGCAAACAATTGAGGTTGGCGATTTGCTTTGTTTTGCTAACACAGGCACACCAACCACTTACGCAGTTCAATCAATAAACACATCTACTAAAGTCATAACGTTTACCACCACAATTGCGGGCGCAACTGCTGGATTGACTATATACAGGTATCGTGCAGCCGGTACAACATATCGTCCATTTAGCCGGTACACAGCCACGTTAACTTCTGTGGCAACATACACGCCAACAACATGGACTGTAAATAGCGGATTTGAAGAAATATTTGTTAATGGTTCTCAATTAAATGAAATTGATTACGACATTACAACAAACGTATTTACCGGATTTCCATCGGCAGTTACAGGTAATTTTACCGTCATCCAATGGAATCAAAACAACTTAGGGGTTCCATGCTCCAACATCATCAACACAATTACTTATTCTGTTGCTGGCGCATTGGCTTACACTTATGCAAACAATCCGTTGTCAATGGAAGTGTATGCAAATGGAGTTTTGTTGGCAAAAGGCGCGGGTTATGATTACACCGCAACATCAACAAATTGGATTCTTTCAACTGCATTTCCTGATAACACCACTTTACTTAATCAACAAACTTTTGCACGCGATGGAGCAGCATAATGACACAATCGTATAATTTATCGCAACTTGCGAATAACTTAAATTCCTCGGGACAGCTGCTGGCTGCGAGCGGCATCAGCGGCGCGGTGCCGGTGGCTAACGGTGGCACGGGCGCTACCACTGCGGCGGGTGCACGAACAAACTTGGACGTGGCGCAAGCAGTGTTCGCTGTCCCCAGCGGCGGCATCATTATGTGGAGCGGTTCAATTGCAACTATTCCCACAGGTTGGTTTTTATGTAATGGTTCAAATTCAACACCCGATTTGCGAAACCGATTCATTGTGGGCGCATCGGTGGACAATGCTGGCGTTTCAAACACCACCATTACAGGCACAAACACAAAATCTGGCGGCAGCAAAGACGCAATTATTCCATATCACACACACACAGCAACAGTTACAGACCCCGGACATTTACATCAGTGGGGATTGACATACGGCTTCCAAGGCAATCCAGCCAACTTAAATCAAGTTGTTCCCGGCACCGGACAAAACACCACAACAGCGGTCACAGGAATTTCCGTAAGTAACAGTTATGTTGGAACATCAGGTAATACCACAGATGCAAACCTTGTGCCTTATTACGCACTCGCATTTATTATGAAGTCTTAATCATGACCGAAACAGAAGCCCGCCTCAATTCGCATGAAGCAGTTTGTGCAGAACGTTATGAGCAAATTAATGCCCGTTTAAAACGCCTTGAACGCATTATTATGAATGCGGCTGGAACAATGTTGTTGGGCATGGGTGGTGTAGTCTTTACGTTTATAACCCATGCAAAATGATAGACCCTATCACGGCTTTTGCGACTGCCCAAGCCGCAATTAAAGGGGTACAAGCAGCGATAAAAATGGGCAAAGATATCCACGCCATTGGCGCGGAAGCAATGAAGTTTTTTGAAGCAAAGGATGTGGTGCAACGTGCGGCATCACAACCAAAAAGCGGGTTTGCAAAATCGGATACAGCACAAGCGTTTGAAGTTGTGATGCAAGCCAAACAATTGGCAGACGCTGAACGGGAATTGAACAATTGGATGGTCATGTCGGGACACGCTGATTTGTGGCAGCAATTGCTGGTAGAGCGTAACAACATTATTCAAAAACGTAAAGTTGAAGAAATATTGGCAAAAAATCATGTTAAAAAACGTAAAGAAGAAATTGAAGATTTATTGACTTGGCTTATAGCAGGCGCATTGACAATTTTATTGTTGGGTTTGTGTTTTTGGTGGACAACACTTTTAATGGGAAAATAAATGAACGACATCAAATCAAAACTTACGTTTTTTGTGACCTTAATGGTTAGTTTCACCCTGTGTGTGGTCGTTATTGGAATGGTCGGTGTGCTAATGGCAGGTCTGTTCAACCCCATTGTGGACAATGCCGAAATTTTTAAACTCATATCACCCGCATTTCAGACTATTGTTGGTGGCTTTATTGGGCTGCTGGCTGGCGTAAAACTTTCCCATAATGAAGATGCTCCCACTTACAAAAAGGACTAAATCATGCTTACCATCCTATCAACTCTAATCTCATTTTTGATGGGTGGTTTGCCCAAATTGTTGGAATTTTTCCAAGACCGCAACGACAAAAAGCATGAACTTGCTTTAGCGCAAATGCAGATTGAACGCGAACTAGAACTGCGTAAAGCAGGCTTTGAAGCGCAAGAACGGGTAGAGCAAATACACACGCAACAATTAGAACTAGAAACAAACGCCAAGGCTAGTGAAAACCTAGTTAACGCGCAAGTAGCTGAAATGAATGCCATTTACAAACATGATGAGTCTTTAGGAGAAGGAACATCACAGTGGATAAAGGATTTGCGTGCTGGTACGCGCAGTTTCATCACTATGGGATTCTTTTTATTGCTGGTATTTGTAGACGTTGGTTTGTTTATCTATGGCTACAACCGAGGTATAGAGTTTCCACAATTGGCTGAAAAACTTTGGGATAGCAATACGCAAGCATTGTTTGCATCAATCGTAGCCTTCCATTTTGGTGGCAGAGCGTTTGGCAAATGATTTGGACGCTTGTCTTGGTGACAGGCATTCACATGAATAGCATTCTTGTCGTTGGTTATTTTGAAACTGAAACCGCTTGCCAACGGGCGGCTAAAGAATGGCGCGAACTTGGTTACAAAGTTGGTTGCGTACAAAGCATGGTAAAAAAATGAACGTATCAGCAAAAGCGTTAAAAGCCATTAAACATCATGAAGGTTTGCGGCAGCGCCCGTATCGGTGCAGTGCTTTGATGTGGACAATTGGCGTTGGTCATGTTTTGTATCCCGAACAAGGAAAATTGCCGCTTGACCAGCGAATGAGTTTTTTGCTAAAACCTGAAGATGACCGCCAATTTAGCATGGAAGAAATAGATGCAATACTTGCAGCAGACCTTAGACGTTTTGAACTTGGGGTGGAACGATTCTGCCCTGTTGTTTTTACCCAAGGGCAATTTGATGCTTTGGTATCTTTTAGCTTTAATTGTGGTTTGGGAACATTACAGCGGTCAACGCTCCGTCAGAAGGTTTTGCGCGGCGATATGCAAGGCGCTGCGGAAGAACTTTTGAAATACTGTATGGTTGGCGGCAAACCGCTTAAAGGGTTGCAAAACAGGCGCAAAGATGAACGCGCCTTGTTCTTGTCATAGCGGGTCAATTACGCTTGCAATCAGGTTGCGAACGCCTTGCAATTCTTCAACGATGGAAGCAATTTTGAGCCGCAATAGTTCCATTTCCGCTTGATTTGTTTGAATGGTCAAATAAGCGTGATTTGCCCAATTTGCCAATTCGTCGTTGTCCCATGTTTTGAAGTTTGGCGTATCAGTCATTGTTGGAACCAATCAGGGCGCAATGCCTTGAGTTGAAACACCCGCATCTTAGGCACTTCCAATTTCCATTGGTAAATCGCAGGGCGGCTTACACCCAAAAGGTCTGCCAACGCCTGTACGCTGCCTGCTAGTCTAATTGCGGTTGATTTTTCCATGCCGCATTATAACGCAACTTACACCCATTAGTCATTGGTAAAAGCTATCAACAACGCAAATCCCATTAAAAATATTTTTTAAAAAAGTGTAAAAAGGTCTTTGGAGGCGTGTAATCTAGCTTATAATTCACTCATGCCGCAACATCCCGTAACGGTCTATTTAAAAGGAAGCAAGATGAAAGACAAAAAAATTAGGCGCAATGAACTTAAGCAGGGAATGTTAATTGCATTGACTAACCATGCAGATGCAACTGTTTACATTCTTGGTAATCAACATGAAGATACAGGGTTTGTTTGGCAACTTATGCGCCATGAGCGCGGCATGATTACAAGTTGCGGATGGTCTGATTATTCTAGTTTTTTGTATCCTACTAAAGAACAATTGAACAGCATTTACAACGCTCCAATGATTGCTCGCTATAAAGCAACATTGACTGAAACCATTTAATTAACCATGGGGGCTTGTCCCCCATTAATCCCGCAAGGGTCTCTTAAAGGAAAACACCATGAAACGTTATATTTCAACCAACAAATTAGAAGCTGTTGAAACAGTACGCCGCGCAATTGAATGCGGAGTGCTGGAAATCCACATCATTGATTGCAGTGGTACAGCAGTTGGATTTTGGATTGACATGGACTTGGCTTGCATTCTTGATGAACAAGATGAAAATTATGTTACTCGATTTGTAAAAGAATTTTTAATTCCCATGTAATCTAGGTTATAATTCACCCACGCCCCGAATTCCTTGGGGTCTATTTAGAAAGAAGCAAATGGCACATTTAATCGAAAGCACAAACGGCAAAGCTGAAATCGCGTATGCAGGGCAAAAGCCTTGGCATGGGCTTGGTCAGCAACTCACAGCGGACGCATCCATTGATGTGTGGCGCAAAGAGGCAGGGCTAGATTGGGAAGCAAAGTTGTCGCCCATCATGTTTACATGGGACGGGCAAAACTACAGCGAAATGGACAACCAAAAAGTCATATATCGCAGTGACACAAACAAGCCTTTGGGCGTGGTGACAGACCGCTACAAGGTGCATCAACCCGCTGAAGTGCTGGACTTTTTTAATACGCTGGCACAAAGCGCTGGATTTACATTAGAAGTTGCAGGCGCAATCAAAGGCGGTAAACGCATTTGGGCATTAGCAAACGTCAATCGTGAAGCGGTTGTTTTGACAGATGATGCTGTGCGCGGGTACTTGCTACTCAGCACATCGTTTGACGGGTCAACAGCAACGATAGGTCAAT